GCGTTTTGCAACCTGCATATCAGCTGGAGTAACACATTTTTCTTTTACTGCCTCATTATCAAAATAATATCGCGGAGACTTAGATAGCAAGAAAATATATTCATGCGATTTTTGAAAGCGGTCTGTTACAGATTCGGGCATAGCAGAACCCTTACGTATATTCCCGCTACATGCTTTTGCCCAGATAATATCCTGCCTCAGATACCAGCCATCAGCACGCAAGGCAAATGCAACCATCCAGGGGATGCCGATAAGGTCTTTTAGCTTTAGATTATTTATGTGGCGGCCTGGATATTTTGGCTGACCTTCCTTCAAACCACCCTCTATATAATCGCCACCAGCTCCACCAGAGCCGTTATAACTATCACCTAAATTCAGCCATACCGTCCCGTCATCTCTCAGTATCCGCCACACCTCTCGGAACACCTGCACAATGTCATTGACATATTCTGCTGGAGTCTGCTCCAAGCCGATTTGCTGGTCGATGCGAATTGCGCCACACTTAGCGCAAATATCATGATAAACGCCACCCCTGCCAAGCGGTAGTGTTCTATCACTTCGGTCGCCACCGTCTGGTCTTTGAGGGTTGTGGTTGCAATTTGGGTCACCACCTTCCCACTTAGCAGTTCCGTAGTCCCTTAGCCCATAGTAAGGCGGACTGGTAACGACACAATGCACGCTACCGTCCGCTAATGGAATATTCTTTGCATTACAATTAATCAATAAATTCATTCCTTGCCTCCTTTCTTTCAAAGCGTTTTTAGCTTTGAAAAATATTTACAAACCGCTATCAATCTCAACAGGCAGCTCGTCTTCCTCTGGGTGCTTATCCAGCCACCTTTTGACGGATGCGCAGTTACGCCCTGGTATACCAATCATTTGCGCAATTTGGTAATAGCTCCTACCCTCTTTGCGCAGTTTGCGTATTCTATCACCATTCTGTTCTATCACATCTTTGTCCGTGCCGCGCTTTGCTCTGGCTTTCTTTGGCTCTGGCAGGTAAGAAGGCTTGCCAGGTGCCCGTTCCTCAAAAAACTCGTAATCCTCACAATCGTTCCCCTCAAACTGGAAGCGCCATCCGTTAAAGCTCTGGCACCACCCGACGCACGGGTCAGAATTCCTTTCCCAGCTCTTGCAATTTAAACATTTCTGCTTCATCGCTTGCTCCTTGGATTATAGTAATTATTGTTTCTTTTCTGCTATCCTGCGCCAATATTCAGCATCAGATACAGGGGCAGGGATGTTATTGATAATCGCCGACTCTTTTAGCGTATCCTCTGTGATAATTTCTACATCGTGAATATGCTGGGTGAGCCCATAAAGATAGGCTGCAACTGCATGGGTTACTACACCTATGCTTGTTTTTTCGCCCGTGAGGGCTTTTATTGCTTCTATGTTGTCAAGAACTTTTTGGGGATACGGCCAGTTTTTTTGGACTGAGTCTGGTCTTCGGTTGCCTTTTGGTCTAACTTTTGTCGGTTGGACTTTCTTTTTTTCCATGTCTTTACTCCAAAACTATTTTTGTTGGGCGCCGCAGTTCCGTGGTTCCGCGGCGCCCCTTCTAAAGGAGGAGAGGAGAGAATCTCATTGAATTCATTATAAATCATAGCAATTAGTTTGTCAAGGGTGCAGAGGATATAGAGAACGGTCGCCTGAGCGTCTGTTCTACACGGCATGTAGCCGAATTTTGTCCTCCGCTTTATTATTATAACATATTATGCTATAATGGTGATATGGCAAATGGAAAGAGACGTATATTAACTGCTTCAACAAGACAGCGCACCTGGCAGGTTACTGAGCCAGCCATTGAACATCTCGCAAAGATGATGACACTAACTGGGATGCAGCCAGGTCAGTTGGTAAGTTTTGCAATCGTAGCCCTATCTATGGGACTCACCCGCTCAGAATATGTAAGTGCATTGCTCAAAGATGGTATTATAACACCAAAAGAGGCCAAGGAAGGCTGGGGATTGTAATGAGTGGTATAAAAGCCAAAGCAATTATTGACCCCTCTACTGGCAGGTTCATTGTTGGCAATCCTGGCGGCGGATTGTTGCGTAAAGGCGCTGGCGATAAGACGAACAACTACGAGACCAAAAAGCAGCGCGCCATGATACGCGACATGATGGACTTGAAGTTCAACGCTGAAGTTGAGGTTCTCAAGGGTGATGGCACAGTAGAGACACGCACATGGATGGATATTCTCGGCGATATGCTGCTTCAAATGTCAGTGATGGGTCAAGCCACATATCCAACCATCAGACTCGAGGATGGGCAGCTTATACCAGGGAGAACTGTTACCTCTAAAGACGAGGACTGGATGAAAAACGCATTGAGATTCTGGCGTCAGTGGCAGCCACCCGAAATTACTGTTAAGCACGAAGATACCGTGCTAATCTCTTTTGACCTCGGCGTGAGTAATAAAACTTATCAGCAGTTAATGGCTGAGGCTGACGAGAACGCGGCGCGCAACATCATAGATATTGACCCTGAACCAAAACAACTTATGGATTCTAATGGCTGACGTTAAGGTTAATTTATCTGATTTAGTCAACTGGACACCAAGACAACAGGTGGCTTGGATGTCTATGTTGGAGAACAAGTTTACCCTATACGGGGGTGCCAGGTTTGGTGGGAAATCGTATTGGTTGCGCTGGGCGCTAATCTCCTGGCTTATCTTGCAGGGAATGCGCGGGCATAAGCATGTGCAAGTTGGCTTGTTCTGCAAGACATACGCAGAACTTGAAGACCGCCATATTCCTAAGTTTACCCAAATGCCAGAATGGTTAGGCACTTTTTCTGACAGCCAGGTTTATGGTCTTTCCTTCCGCCTTTCTGAACAATACGGCGGCGGGATTATTATGCTCCGCAACCTCGATAAGGGCGCTGACAGATATAAGTCTGCTGAGTTCGCCGCTGTTGGAGTAGACGAGCTGACTGAGTTTGAGGTTGACCAGTTCCTTATTCTGATTGGCTCTCTGCGTTGGGTCGGCATTGAGCATTGCCCATTCATCGCGGGAAGCAACCCCGACGGTATTGGCAATGAATGGGTAAAAGCCTGCTGGATTGACAAAGACTTTTCCTCAGACCAGTTGAGGGGACTTGCGCCGATGGCTGACCAGTTCAACTTCGTGAAGGCGCTTGCAACAGATAACCCCTACTTGCCCAAAGAATATTATAGTATCCTTAGTGCGCAGCCCCCTGCACGTAGGCGCGCGTGGCGCGATGGAGACTGGAATGTTATTCAGGGGGCTGCCTTTCCAGAGTTCAGCACCGAAACGCACGTTATGCCTCTTAATAAAATTCCAGACTTGGGCTATGAGAGTTTTATACCCTACACATTCCCGCGCTATATGGGAATTGACTGGGGCATTTCCCGTCCGTTTGTATGCTTGTTTGGAGCCGTCAATCCAGCCAACGGCAGGCTCATCGTTTATGATGAAATTAGCCAGGCTGGACTTACCGATAGCCAACAAGCTGAGCTCATCAAAATGCGCTCAGACGAAAACGAAATGAAGGCACGGCGCTATGCTGACCCCAAGATGTGGAATAGGCAAAGCGTCAACGATAAGCTTATTTCCACCGCTGACATTTACGAACAGCATGGAGTACGCTTGACAAAAGGCGACCCGAACCGACATGCAAAGAAAGCCCGCGTGCACGAGTTGCTCGCTATTAGACCTGACGGCTATCCAGGTGTCATCATCACACCAGAGTGTAAGCAGCTGATAAAACAATTGCAGAAGCTTATGGTGTCGCCAGATGACCCAGAGGACGTCAATGACCACCAAGAGGATGACTCCTACGACGCATTTGGCATGTTGACAAATCCTGTAGGCAAGTATAATAAACCCCATAGGCGTAGAGGTATAGATTATTCTGCCAAATCGCCATTTCTATCGTTGGATAGAATATAGTACCTGGAGGGTATTATGGCATCTAATAATTTTACAAAAGCAAAAGAACACGCGGAAGAAATGTGGTCTGCATTTTCAGGCTTGCACGATGTGCAGGCGAAAATGGACGAGATGATTAACATGGAGTGGGATAGCCAGATAAAGCGGAAGGATGTCAAGCAAACTATCTCTCCAGAACCACATAATCAGTTTATGGGCGCAAAGCGCCTTATGAGTAACACACAGCCCCATATAAACATATCTGCTGAGATGAATGGGAATATTCCGCCAGATGATATTGAAAAGATGGAGAGGTTTTGCCACGCTGTTCTTTACCAGTCTGGCAGGATTAATGGGCATCCAGTCAACGAGGAGATTGTCGACAGCTTGCTGCGCTATGGGATTAGCTTCACCTCTGTGAACGATACACAGGATTTGGTTGAGTGGCAAAAGGATAGCATCAAGAAACCCTCCAAGGCGCGCACCTATCGCAACGAAAGGTTGGTCAAAACTACCCCGTTTCTGATTAAACCATTGAATGCACGCAAGTGCGCGTGCGAACTTGGGGCGATGGGCTTGGAGTCATTCTACTATCAAGCCGATACTACTGTTGCCGAGCTCATTTCAATGTATGGTGTTAGAAAAGATTGGGAAAGCAAGAAGCCAAACGAAAAGATTAAGTATAATGAGTATTTTGACCTTGATGTGCACTTTTCGTGGGTTGAGGATAGCAGCACCCCACTGATTGGTGCTGACACAGATGGCGAGCATGACCTTCAAGTTATCCCTATTGAAGTCCAGCTTGGCGAAGGCTCCAATATGTCGGATGACTGGAAGAATAAAGTTCACCCGTTTTTGTATGCCGTTTATAAAGGCGAGCTATGGGAGAGGCTCAACCTTGAGCTCACCGTACTATACACCTCTCTGTTCAACGTTGCCAGCAATCCAACTTTCAAGCTGATGGGCGTAGACCCAGACGAGGAAATCAATGTTGATTGGTCAACCATTGGTGGCGTCATCCGCTTGCAGGAAGGTCAGGACTTCCGCATTATGGAGCGGGATGTATTCAATAAAGACATGATGCAGGGATATGCCCTTGCCGAACAGATGGTATCTGAGAGCGGCATCTATAAACAAACGCTTGGAGAACCGCTGGCTGCTGGCACTCCTTTCTCGTCAGTGGCTTTATTATCGCAAGCTGGCAGACTGCCACTCAGCGCTCCACAGCGGGCAGGCTCTTGGACCTTCGGTTCAATCTTTGAGAATATATTGGGTCGGGTAAGGGATGGGAAAAGAGTCAGAACAGTAAAAGGCAGTTCTCAATTACTGGAGCTTGACCCCAACATTATCCCCGTGGATGTGTCTGTTGATGCAACCATTGACGTGGACATGCCACAAGATAAGTTGCAGAATGCTAACGTTGCTTCGATGGTTGTTGACCGTGGCTTGGCAAGTAGGGCTTGGGCAAGGGAAAGCTTGCTCAATATCAATCAAACCGAAGAGATGGAAAAGAAAATTATCAAGGAAAACATCACTAACGTTCTTTTACAGGAATTTGCTACTGGCAATATGGAGCGCATGATTACTCAGAAAGTTATGCAGCAGTTGCAACAGCAGCAAATGATGGAGCAACAACAAATGATGGCGATGCAGCAGCAACAGATGGGTCAGGGTATGCCGATGCCGATGCAAGATGCTCAGGCAATTCAGGAAGCCAAGATTGCAGCCGCACAGCAAAGCGAAATGCAAAACCGCTTTGCAGACCAGTTCAATCCAGCAATGGGCGGTATTCCTCCCCTCGTAGGTAAGGGTGCTTTGCCAGCCCAGACACCTGGTCAGAAGCCAGTTAGTGGTGAGGGTGATTTTATGACAGCCCAGGAAGGTGAGATGTGATAACGCTAAAAGAAGCTAATAGCATCTGGCTTGAGTCCTTAGCGCTGTATCAGTCTGTATTGACCGAAACGCTTAATGAGTGGGGCAGACCAGAGGAAGAGGAAGTGCAGAAAATGCTCGCCAAGGTGGTGCAGGGCGACCCAGACCTTCTCGCTCGGGCGCAGCGTGAACCCGAAGTCAAGCGTATGCTTGAGCAATATGGAGGCTAATTATGCCATCAATAATTTCTGATATTGAATATGAGCGCCGCAGAACTCCGCCAGCTCCTAAGCCCGCTCAGCCTAAATGGGTTCCAAAGTATGAGCCCTATAATCCTTTTGCTCCTAAAGCTCCTTCAACCCCTCAACAAAAACAGTCGCGCGCTGAAACAGTTGCAGAGGTGAACGCTGCCCGCGAACCCTGGAAGCCATTTCAAACTGTAGCTAATATTTTTAATCAGGCTTATAACAACCCTGCCTTCCCGTTTTCAAGATACAACACCTTCAACCCTTTGGCGCCATATTGGTATCAACCCCCCGTACAACCGCAAAGAAGGGTATCATTTGCTGGCTTGCCTGCTGGGGCTTGGCAGAATGAGAGCTTTTTTGGTGGTGCTCCAGTTTCTTATGTGTGGGAGGGCTACCCAAGAACGGGTGTATCGGCTTTGCCGCCCAGAGCTGATTATCTGACTCCTCAAACCTTCCCTGTTGGGGCTTGGCAGAATGAAAACTTCTTTAACATTCCAGATTTTTCAGGACCGCTTTATTGGACGCCACAATATGTTAATGCTCCACAACACGCCCCCAGCTCTGGTGGCGGGTGGAGTAGCTGGGGCGGTGGAGGCGGTGGGGGCGAAGGCGATAGGAGCTCTGCAGCCTTTTATCAAGGCAATTACACTCAGCAACGGGCACGCTGGAATGAAACCCTGCTTACCTGGGGCTTGCGACAAGAATAGTTGGAGAAATTATGCCAAAACCGAATATTACTCAGCCGCCTGAACAGCCACAAAACCAGCCTGCCAAACAGCCTCAAAATCAGTATTCTAATTGGGGTGGAGGCTGGAATGGGCAACCAAACATTAATCCGATGCCGATATCGGGCGGAGAAGAAAGGCGTCAGGTAATTGAATATTCAAAACAGCATAATTATCAGCTTCCAGCGGGCACACAAAGAATTTGGATAAACAAAAATCCGTTCGGCCCAAGAAATATTACTTATTGGAAGCCTGATAGTTACCATCTTTATAGACCAGACCTTCCTCCTGCTGTTTGGGATAACACAAAACAAATTCAAGGCTATTGGGATAATCCTCGCAATGTTGTAGAAGCCTACAACTTCTTGCGCTTACAAGATGACGATTACGAACCCCCGCCTTATGTTAATAAGGATTTTGTCAACGGATTATATAAAACACTAAAAGCCTATAACGGCACTGATGACACAAGCCAGTGGCAGCCGTTGCCATTTGGAACTGAAGAAGCTTATGTGGCTTATTTGCAGCCAGGCCCTGATTGGTGGGAGGCGCAGCCAGGGAATAGGTTCACGCTCACAGCTCCTAAACCATCAGTTACCGTAGAAGAACAAATTGGCAAAATGCAACTGGTTATTGATGATGTCAACCAGACGCTGAGAGAGGCACTTGAGCAGGGGCAAATAAGCCAAGACGAATACGAACAATCCGTAAGGTATTTCTCAGAGTATGCTCTGTCAGAGGAAGCCCGCGCTGCTCTTGGCGAGGGCATGACGGCTGAACAATTATCGCAACCATTCGACCCCAGAGATTACACCAAGCTTATGGTTGCCAATATCCTCGACGAGCAGGGGATATTAGATATTCAAGGCAAACCTGCTAAACCGTATTCTGAAATGCCTGTATTTGCAAAGGTATTGCTAACTATTTTTGGCGCCCCAGAGGAGATGCAAGTTCCAGAGGCAAGCAGGCAGACTGCCGCAGCTATACAGGGTGGCATGACAGGGTTGGGCGTTTATGGGGCTGTTTCTACTGCAGCCTTTATCGCAGCTAAGGCATCTGCACCTATTGCTGGTGTTATCGGCGCTACTGGCGTTGGCGCCCCTGCAGCTGCGATTGTTCCGCTGGTTGCAGGTGTTCTTGGTGGGTATACGGGCTATATGCAGTATCGGGCAGCCATAACAGGCGAACAGAACCCAACCTCAAAAATAGTTACTAAGGTATTCAATTGGCTTGCAGAAAAAACAGAGCAGTTTATTGGACAGGCGACATATGTCAATGAAATACAAGATTATATCGTAGGAATGAAGAAAAGTGGGAAAAGCGACGAAGAGGTTCTGCAAGCTGTTACAGATAAATATGGAGTCGACCCTACTAATCTTTTTGAATTTCTGAGCGACACATTTACCGCTGGGCGTATGTATTATGAGTCTACTGGTGGTAAAGGTGCAGGCGATTTCCTTGTGGACTCCGTTTCTACTCTTGCCAACCTTGTTAATCCTGAGTGGAGCTCTGGGTTGACCACTGCGCCAGGAGAGGTTTGGCAGATACAGTTAGGCTTAGAAGCGCCTCAAAAGCTTGGGCTCAATTCTGTTGATACCCGTGCAGCCATCCTAAAAGACATTAAGTCTCTTGGACCCAATCCAAAGCCTGAGGACGTTGAAGGCGTGATGGCAATGTGGTATCAAGCGCTTGGTATGTCTGGCAATATGAACGACTTTGCTGCGCAAATGGTGTTAGACCCACTCAACTTTGTTCCTGCTGGGCTGAATAAGGGCATTGACGTTTATGCCACCAAGAAATTCAACGCCGCAGTTGCAGCCGATGACATCGTGGGTGCGCAGCATTATGCGAACTTGTCAGAAGCCGCTAAGCTCGCTATTGGCAACCCGCTTATTGACGCCCTGCCTTTTGGTGTTCAGCAGGTTGTTGAGGTGCTTGGCAGGTTGATTACTAAGCCAACAGCAAAGGGCACTGTTCCTAAGTGGGCTCGGGGCACGTTATCGCTCGCACAGACATTTTATATAGCTAATGCTTTTGATGCCAAAGGTTATCATCCCAAAATGTTTTATGATGTTTATGACAACCTAAAAAAGAGTGGTCAGACCGTTCCAGCGGGTTCAGTTATTGATGTTGTCCCAGCAGCTACGCCTGGCACGTCAATGCCTTTGGTAAAAATGTTCCTTTCCTCAGACCGCACCACTGCAGCCTTTAGCTTGTTTGATGAAGCTGGGAAGTATGTTACTACCCAGTCGATTAAAGCCCCTGAAGGCACTACTTTCAAATCTCCAGTTGAGGCGGTTGACTATTTCAAGACAATGGTCGACTCCGACAACTATAAAGCGCAATTCCCTGATGATAAGTTCAAAGTAGTTCTCAAGGGAGCCGTTGAGCTATTAGAGACTGGCAAAGTAGGCTTGTTGGAATATATCAAATCTGCAGGTGAAGATGCACCGCGCTTAGTAGAAAGCGTTTCCGTTGTCAAGCCAGATGACGGAGAGGTAATTGTCAACGGCAGAATCAACTTTGACTCCATAAAAGAAGGTGCAGATACATACGAGGTTACAAGCCAAGACGGCAGAACGGTTTACAAAGTAGATGCCAACACAGATAAGGTTATCAGTGCAAGCACCGATGGAAAGTCCGTGCCCATACCAGAAGGCGGTTATCTTGTAACCGCTGGTAAGAACTTTGTGCTATCAGACTCTTATGTTAATCCTGTTGACATTCAACTGGTAAACAGCATTGCGGATGCAATGGGGGTCGAAAGACCTTATGAGGACTTAAGGATTATAAAGTTTGGAGAGCCAAGCTATAAAGCTAAGCCTACTGAAATCACTGGCAACAAAATAGTTGACACCATTAATAAGCTGATGGACCTTACCCCAGAAGGGAAAATTGCTTTTACAAACAGGGCGATTACAGAAGTTATCTTGGATGTAAGTCTGCTTGCCAAACAAGACCCAGATAAGTTCTTTGCCTTCTTTGACTATATTGCTGGCAAGAATGTAGAAGTAAGCCAAAAGATGCGGGATTACGCTCAAGGTAGTCTGGTTGCAACAGCTATGATTACGCTGAAGTCTGCCTTAGCAGAGGGAAGCCAGTTTGACACGCTGCGCAAGACTTGGCAAATGAGCACTATTCGCAGGGTGGAAGTAACTAACCTTGCGAGAGCATTGGGCATGACACCCGAAAAGATGGTCTCGATGAGACCTGACGATGTGTTCAAAAAGCTTGAGGCGTATAACGCTAATGTTGCCAAGACCGACCCAAGCAAAGTTATAGAGATGTCGGCAGCTGAGCTGAAAAAGTTCTTGGCTCCTTATCAGGGTGCAGACGCACTGCCTCTTACAAAACAGCAGCTTGTGAATAAAGCCATTTTTGCGTTTGTGTCTGATTCTGAAAAGGCAGCGATTAAGTTATATAACCCGCAGCCAGACTCTAACCTGACCCAGTTCTCAAATATGCTGAAGTCAATAATCGGCGTTCCGTTTATTTCTGCTAACCCAGCTACGTGGATGCTAAACGCTTTCAACAACTGGGTCACCATGAACATTTTCATCGGCGCTGGTGGCTTGTTTGATACCAACAAAGCCATGCAGACATCAATTGACCGATTTGGTGTTGACTATACAATGCTTGTTGGCAATGAGTTCAAGGTTGCTGAGGTTATCACCCGCGCGACACCAGAGCTACAGAAAATCTTACACCCAGACAACTGGATGACCGATGTAAGGAAGTTCATCTCCCATTTGTCAGCATCTGAAACAGTTCCGCTGGGAAAGCTTGCTGATGCTGCTGGCGTAAGACCAGAAGACCTAATTGTAATGAACCCTGCTGACATTGTAAAAGCTGTAGAGGCTCAGAACAGCAAAATAAAGAACCCAAGCCAACGCAAGTTTCCTGGTCTTACCGAAGCAACAGTTGAGAGAATGGTTGCGCCCTATGTTGGTGAGAATGCCAGACCGCTGACTAAAAATATATTCAATCCTTTGTCTACTTATGGCAAGATTGAGCAGTATTTTGCACGCAGGGCAATGAAGATTGCTATTGAGCAGATTATGGGCGCGATGGAGCTTTCCCCTGTCAATGCTGACTTACGGTCGGATATGCTTAGTACGGGCATGACCGAGCGCCAGATTGCTGCATTCCAAGCCCTTGCCAACCGTGCTTACAACGCGGATGAAATCAGAAGCTTCTACAGAACGGGCGAGGTTGGTTATAACCCCGTTCCAGAAGAAATTATCAAAGCCACTATTGACAAGCTTTCTGGTGGTGATGACGCCCAAAAGGCAGCGCTCAACTCACTGCTTGACTTCAACGGATTGCGTGATGACATTGTAGACTTATTATCCAAGCCCCGCACACCAGAGGAATTGGACGCTGCTCGGCTTGGAGTTTACAGAAAAATAAAAGAGGCTGCCGACCACAGCAGGGTAAATAACCTTATAGGTGAGTGGGCTAAGGTTACAGAAGATACTGCTGGCCACATCGGACTTCTCAAGAACTTGTTTGAGGTCGGGCAAGAGGAATACCGCACATTATTCTCCGTGAATAGACAATTTGGAGAGTTCTGGGATGCAGTCGATAACGCCTCAAGAAGCGGTCTAACTGATGACGCTTTTCGTGCCTATAAGGCTAACCTGTGGACGGTCACCAGCGAAATAACCAAGTCAATGTGGGAAGACGCCTATAAGACCATGCTCAATGCAGTTACCGCTGGTATGGCAAAGACTGGTCTTGGCGAGGATGCAGACTTCTTTGTAACTAACCTTGCTGAACGTCTTGAGCTAATGCGTGGTGTTCACAGCCAAATAACAAAAATAAATCAAGATGCCTATGATGGTGTCATTAAGAGCACTGACGCTCCCAAGCTGCTTGACAAGGTCTATTCTGATTATCGCAAGGCGCGCGATGCGAACCAGAAGGCTTGGGTTGATAAGATTATTGAACTGTACGATAAAAATGGCGTTGCACCGAACGGTAGAACAAAAGAGGAAGTTCACAATGTTCTTGTTGGCTATATGGGCGAGTTCCTCAAAAAGGACAGGAAATTCCGCAATGACATTCTTGAGCACCGCCGTGCCATTGAGGGATTAGATTACGATAATAAGCGCACTGCTAATAAAAACTTCTATGAGCAGGTGTACCAAGCCCAAGCTCAAGAAATTCGGAAATTCCTGACCAATGAGGCTTACGAAGAGTTCAATACAATCCGTCCGTCAAAGCATGCCAGTAAGGGAGCTGGTCAAACAAGAGCCACCAAGCCAAAGGAGATGACGCGGGCAGAGTTAGACGTTGCCAACAAGCGTGCCACCCTTGAAAGGAATGAGACCGCTCTTGAGCACAGGCGTATGCTACAAGAGCAGGCTAAAGCTGCTTATGGGCAATACAACAAAATGTCGTTTGAAGGCGAACTATTCGCCGCAACCAACCTAACTGACGCGCAGAAAGTTGCAGCCTCTGCTTACTTTGATGCCTTTGACGCTACCGTAAAGAGGCTCAGTGGAGGCAAGTTTGGCTTCTATGATAGGCTCGGTGAGATTAGAGCTTACGAAGGCGAGGCGCTGCCAGCGGGCGAGTTTGGTTATGATATTGCCAAGAAGCATATCGCTGCACTGACAATAGGTCCCGACAACAAGTTCATTCTTAACTTTGCAACCGATGCTGCTGATGCCGTGAGCGTATTCCACGAAGGCTCTCACGCCATTATGTATACAGCTCGTCAGCTTTACGACATGGGCGTGTTCGAGGGCTATAAGACGATAATTGAGGATGCTGGTAAGACAACCATAGAAGCGTTTGACGCTATGGACGATGCTGCCAAGAGCAAGGTTATGGATGACATTGCTGACAGCATGTTCAAATGGCAAGCCGACCCAGAGGTAGCCAAGAGCATGCCAGCCAAACTCAAATCAGCCTTCCAGACCATCTCTGCTTTCTTTACCGAATTTATCAGCAGGCTTATGGAGCGGTATAAGGACATAGAAATATCGCCAGCGCTGAAAGAGGTATACCGCTCGCTGTTCACGCAAAATGATATGACCGCAAAGGCGGAGCGCAATGCAGCCAGAATAAGCCAGTTCAAGGAGGGCACGAGGTTCAAAGTGTTTGGTGCTACGCCAGACACGTCATTTGAGCTAATTCCAGTTGTGGTTGAGGCTGACACAATCCGCCCGTCCCACAATCTTGGCGGGCAGAAAAATCCAGACTTTCCACAAGAGTATCAGCCAAGAACTTATAATGTAGATTTTGTCAGAGAGAAGGCAAGGAGCCTAACACCAGAACGCTTGCTGAACAAGCCTGTTGATTTATCCAACGGCTCGCCTGTGATTGATGAGAGTGGCAATGTGATTGCAGGCAATCATAGGATGGGTTTCCTTATAGAAGCCAAAGAGAGCTATCCTGACCAGTGGGCTAAATACCAAAGTAAGCTTAAGGAAAGCTTGTCTCAGTATGGGCTAACAGAAGCTGATATTGAGGGCATTCAAAACCCAGTTCTCGTTTACAAAGCTGCGAACAGCGATGACGTTATGAGGATTGTGAACGAGGCTAATGCTCCCTCACAGCAAATATTCAGTCCGCTTGAGTATGCAAACCGCAACGCAAAGTTCCTGAGCAACGAGAGCATTGCCGAGCTTCAGTTTGGAGAGAACCAAACAGTTGATGAAGTGCTCTCGTCTAAAGCTGCTTATGAGTTACGCAAGCAATTCATTGACAACCTGTATGACTCGGAAAAAGGTCAATATCTCATCAAAGATACCCGCTTGCTAAACGATACTGGTAAAGAAGCTTTTAAGAACGCACTTGTTGCCAAAGTTTATGGTGGCACGCCTGACGGGCAAATAATGCTAAAGGCTATTATCGAGGACGGCTCGGACTTCTCTAAGGTTCTCATTGATGCAATGACAGAAGCCGTTCCTGGTATGGCAAAGGTGAATGCTCTCATTGAAACAGGAAGGCTGAGCCCGTCTTATGCTATCGGCGATAAGATTGCGACTGCCGTGCTTGAGTATCAGATATGGCGCAACCTTGACCCGACCATCAGACCGCCGCTTGAGCAGGCTGGCACAGACTTATTTAGAGTCTTGCCTCCAGAAGTTGTCAAGATGGAGCAGTTCTTCCACAACAATATCACGAACAGTCGTAGAATTGCTAACTTCTTTAACTTGTATGCGCAAGAGGCAATTAAGATTGGCAGCGTTGACCCCAATCAAATCCTTATTCCTGGATTTGAGCTTCCCGCAGAGCTTACTAAAACAGCAGACGAGTTGTTAAATGGTCTGCTCGACAAGGTCAATGCCGAGAAGGTTGCCACCGTATCTGTTGACACGAACAACGAGATAATTAATCAGCTTGTCAACAATACGATTAATGGCTGGGAACCAAAGATAAAAAACAACATTGAACCGATATTGCGTCAATTTGCAAGCGATGTAAAAAAGCCTACAGTTCCACCAGACTGGGCATTAGTAGAAGGCTTGTATGATGGCACTTCTAAGTCCTATACAAAAATCCGCAAGACCATAACCGAAATCTTGAACGGAACGGCAGTTAGCGATGTTACATATCCAGAAATGAGAAGCTTGATATTGACCCAAGCGCATAACAAACTGATTTCTGAGAGCCGTAGTTATCGTGTGGCTGCTGGGGTTGAGGGAACCGCAACCGCTGACAGCCTTATGGCTAAGAACGCAATTAGCAAGCTTACCTCAGCCAGCATGATAGAGGGAACTGATTTAGAAAAGCATAATGCGATTGCTACTCCGCTGAAGGAAGCCATTAAGTTACTCAATGACATGAAAGCACGCAACGGGGATGCGGAGTCTATTGCAAAGCTTGAGGCTGCTATCGCAGCTGCACCAGAAAAATTGTTGAGCGATGCGGATATTGCTAAAGCTGCCACGGGCGTTCCGTTTATGATAACAAATAAAATGAAGCAGCAGCTCTTTGACTTGGGATACACAGAAGAAGATATATATGCCATGACGCCGTCAGAAGCGTGGCGCATTATCGGCGAAGGCAAGCCGTTCATTCCGCCAGAGCAAAGTGCTCTGTTCCAGCCTGAGGAATTGACCTACCAGCCTGCTGAACAGCCTCTACCGCCCGTTACTCCCGACCCGCCACAAGGACCTCTATCAATTGACCAAGCGCGGGCACTTGACCAATTGAACGACAACGAGATAATGAACCTTGTTGGGGAGATTACCGATAACCTTGAAAAGTATATGCGCGAGCATCCTACCTTTGAGATGGAGAAAAACATTCCCGCAAAGGCGCTCGACGCTTTAGAAAAGCAAGTGGCAATTTGGGAAGGCGAGCTTGACTCCAAGAAAATAACAGCGTTGGATTACGCAAAGAGCAGCCGTGACCATGCCTTACTGGATTACACGCAACGCCGTGGCATCGATGGCGCGATGCAGCACATCTGGCCATATCACTTCTGGTATACAAGCTCTGTTGTTGAATGGGCAAAGCACCTTCTTGGCGCCCCAGGGATTGCTGCAGCTTGGTCAAGATATGAGGAACTGCGCAGAAGAAACGGCATGGTCGGGTTCCCGTCCAGGTCGGCAGGGAAGATGTGGATAGCTGCCGATTGGTTGCCAGATTATCTTGGGAACGAATTACTTGTTGACCCATTCTCACGTCTCATGCCACTCGAAAGCATTGCGCAGCCTGTATCGCTATTCTCTGACCTGTCAGCGGATATTTATTCAAGAACTGTTTACCAAATCAACACGATGGTAAGGGATGGGATTATTACCCAAGAGCAAGGTGCAGCCGCTATTCAATTAGGCTCTGGTGATATTTGGGAAGACGCCTTAGCAGAAGTTATGCTACAGGATGACCTTATGACCAATGATGTTGTTACCCTTGCCTCTCGTATGATGGGCATCGCCCCTTGGTGGCAATATCCCTACTATTTTGCCACTGGGCAAGAGGATAAAATTAGCCCTATGCCTCCAACAAGGTTGGGGCAAGCGCTTTCGTCATTCCGTGGGCAAGGCTGGGCTTGGGACATGTTGAGCTATGTTGGAGAAGTGCTAAAATACCCAGAGGAGAAAGTAAGGGAAACACTTGGTATGTCCCCCTATGGTGAGCCAGGTGATTACTATATTCGGCTTATGCTTACCAGCATGCTTGGGGATGGCACTACTTCTGACGTAGACGAGGTAGAAAAGCAAATGATTGAGCGCAAGGGCGACCTGTGGGAGGAAGCCAAGAGGCGTGCTGATGTGTATCTATCTGCCCGCTTGCCTGGCTCTTTGTTCTTACACGCCATTGCCCAGTATACAAATGACCCAACTCCAGAAAACGCTAAAGCCATCGCACCTGCGTTTATGCTCACCTTGTTCCCCGCTGGCATGATACCAGAGGGTGAGCAATATATGCGCAACCTCAACACAGAATACCAAAAAGCTTGGAGAGAGTATAATATGGGCAAAACAGATGCCCTAAATGAATTTTATGATAAATATCCAGAGTATAGGGCACGCCAAGACATGTTCAAGAGCGATGAAACCATGCTGAAGGGATTTCTCGTAGACCAGATATGGGATAAATGGTCGTCTATTCCTGCTGCGAGCCGTCAACTTGCAACCCAAGCGCTTGGGGAATCTTTCCAAAGGCTGTTCTTGGATGCTAAGGCATATACCAACATTGACAACAACACGCTTGCTGCGTGGAGCTATCAGTTAGGTGGCTATGTTCCTGTAACTGAGGAGACGGAAGCTGCAGCAAGTGCAACACAATTGCCAGTGCCAAGATATTCTCCAGAAGTCGAGGCTGCGGTTGCGGAGTTCCAAGCTGAGCGTGCTGAACGTTATCCTGATTACTACTGGCAGCAGCAGATTTATTGGGATACACCAGCCAATAAGAGAGATGAGCTCAAGCGCACAATGCCATCGTATTTTGATTATTTAGAATGGCGTAAGCAGTATTACAAAGACCACCCGCTGGTAAAGCAGTGGGCTGAAGACCAGTCAGCAAGAGGCAGGGGAGATGAATCTCTATTGGCTCCAACCTCAGATATGGTTGGGCAGACGCAACCAGCCCAATCTCTGCTCATTGAGTTTGATGATGCGCTCAAGGCAGAGCTTGGGAAATATATTGTAAACGGCACCCCCTTATCCGCAGGTGCCAAAGCCGAACTCAATCGAGTTTGGGAGGCGAAGGGCAGGCCTGGCAGCTCGTTAGAGCAATGGATAAATGCCGTATTAGGCTTGCAAAGATAATAAAACTATATTATAATAACGAAGGAGTATTACTATGAGTGAACGAACTTTTGACCAAGCGGACGGTGCAGCAGAGCAAGCTAATTCTGCTGTATCTCCTGGGCAAGCTTCTGGGCAACAGGAGCCAAGTGGTGCTGAGGTTTTTATCACCAAGCAAGAGTTTGAGGCTTTTCAACGACAGATGCAGTCTCAAACCGATAAAGCCATCCATAACTCTATGGAAGCTCGTCTAAAACAACTGAAGGCGGACATTGACAAAACCCTGAAGGCAAACAGGGCAGCTGGTATCGAAATCTCTCCTGAGAAGGAAGCGATGTTGCGCCAGAAAATGTTAGACCAGGTGCTGTTTGAAGATGAAGCCCCGTCTGCTCCAAAAGGGCAGGGGCAAGAGAGCCAGGATGACTACGCATGGATTACTGAAGCGGCAGACGATATTATGGAGGAATATGGTGTTCATATTCCCGTTCGGGAGTTGAGACAACTTCCGAGCTCGAACCCTGCAGAGTATTTAAAGCAGGTTCGCATGCTTGCCAAACAGAAATCCGCTGGACGCGCAACAAGCGCTCCGCAACCAGAACCTACAAAACCACCCGATACACGCACCTTCCTGGGCTCAAGCATTGGTGGCGTACCAACGCCAGAAACACAAGAAACACTAAGAGACGCTTATCTCAAAGAGGTTAATGAGTTCAAGGCTGCTCATCCAAGAGCAACCGTAGAACAGCTCTTTGAAATCCGCGAGAAATGGTTGAGCAAGGGTTGGAACGGTATCACAAGATAAGCCTATAGGAGATAACAATGGCTATAATTAACCCTGGTACAACCTACAGTGGGGATAACCCCACTTTAATGAAACGTTCTCTTGATGAGAACATCCTCAACCTCGACCCTCGCGACACCCCTCTGCTCACCCTGCTCGGTGGCTTAGACGGCGCCTCTGGCAAATTCTCTTTTCTGCCGTCTTCCAACAACACCAAGTATGAGTGGATGGAAGACACCCTCGGCTATCGCTCTGTAAAATTAAAAAACGCGGCTTCTGCCACAGGCGATACCTCGCTTGACCTTGCCACTGGTGAAGCTGCTAAGCTCGAGCCTGGTCATATTCTGCAATACAGCACTGTCCAGATGTGGGTATCTGAAGTTAATACCTCCACAGATATTGTTACTGTTACCCGTCCTTACGCCAGCACAACTGACGTTGAAATCCCCGCCAACTCAGTTATTAAGATTGTTGGTATGGCTCGATTGGAAGGCGCCGAGTCTGACCCGATTAAAGGTACGTCCGTTACAATCCCTTACAACTACACCCAAATCCTCCATCGCGAGCTTTCTGAAAGCGGTACTATGGAGAAAATGCAGTTGCTTGGCAAGGGAGACCCCTGGCAGTACGAAGCCGCGAAACAAGTCCCGAATATGCTCATCGAACTGGAGCATTCACTTTTGTACGGTATCCGCCAGCAGGGTTCCGCAACAGCCCCGCGCGCCATGGGAGGTATCAAGACCTTCATTACC